ACTTTGATAAATTCGTTGATGATAAGATGGGCATTAAGCCTATTGATGCTGAAACAGTCGCAGCTAAAGAAGCAGAAGTAAATCAGGCTGAAGTGGAATCTGCTAAGAAAGACGAAGAAGACCCAACTCATGATGTAAGCGAACTAGGCGAAGAAAAGAAAAAAGGTATCAATGAGCGATTTAGCAAACTATCAGCCGCTAAACGTGCCGCCGAAGAAGTAGCAGCAAAGGCCACAGAGTCAGCAACTAAATCAGCAGAGCGTCTAGCACAGCTTGAAGAAGAAGCTAAAGAGCTACGCGCACTAAAAGACAAGTATGAGCCTGTTAAGACTGAGGCAGACCCTAAACCGCACCCGACACAGTTTACCGATATTGACGAATACTCAAAAGCTCTTGAGGATTGGACAAAAGAAACAACCAAAATTGAGCTGGCTAAAGAAGCTAAAGACAATGCTGAAAAAGCATCACGCGATAACGTAACTAAAACATGGCAAGCACGCCAAGATGCATTCAAAGCTGAAACTACTGATTATGCCGAAGTAGTTAACGGAGCAGACTTACAGATATACAGTGCATGCGGTGATGCTATTATGGAATCTGATGCTGGCCCAGAGATTCTTTACCACTTAGCAAAGAATCCAGAGCTAGTCGAAAAGATGAAAGGCATGAGCATTCCTCGCGCATTGGTAGAAGTAGGTAAACTTGAGGCTAAGTTTGGCGGTGAAGAAAAGACAGCAACTAAGCAAGTCAAAACGGTAGAAGTCTCAAAAGCACCAGAGCCGATTAAACGAATTAAGTCAGGTTCTGGCATTGAGCTATCTAAAGTTGATAGCAACGGTGAGTTTCAAGGTACTTTCGAAGAGTTCAAAAGATTGCGCCAAGCAGGGAAACTATAAATAGCTTGACAGACTAAATACAATCAATTAAATTAAACCATAACGTAATGGTAGTAACCGAATAGTTACGCAATAACTCGCATAATCAGCGTAAAAGATGCCAATCCTAGAAGCTCTCTTGATATTTAAGAGCATGTTGCAAGTAGACATACTTTTTTAATTCAAGGAGCTTTATCATGAAATACCTAAATAACCTGTTTTACGTTTTATTCATCAACTATGCTACCCGTATGGGCTTCATGTTTGGCGCAACCGACACAATCCTAACGATGTCAATGGTGACTAACGAGTCATTGATGGTTTTAGAGAATGAAACCGTATTTGCTCAAGGTGTAAATCGTACATACGATGACTCTTTTGGCATTGATGGCGCAAAAATCGGGGATACATTGAATGTACGCCGCCCACCGCGCTTTATCGGTACATCAGGCCCTAACTTGAATGTAGAAGATTACAACCAGACATCAATCCCTGTTGTAGTTGGTGATACCACTAAATACGGTGACCAATTCCACGTTGACGTAGCATTTACCACTAAAGACTTAAAATTATCACTTGGCGCATTTAGCGATAACTTGATTAAACCAGCCGTAGCAGCGATTGCTAACCGTATTGACTATATTGGCCTACAAATGGCTAAGAACTCAGTGGCTAACATCATGGGAACTGCTGGTACACCTCCAGCCGCATTATTAACATACTTAAATGCTGGTGCTTATATGACATCAGAAGCTGCCCCTTTACGCGGTGGTCGTTCAATGGTTATCGAGCAATTCACTGGTGCAACTATCGTTGACTCACTAAAAGGTTTGTTCATCCCTTCACCAGCATTAGATAAACAGTTCCGCTCTGGTTTAATGGGTCGTGACTCTGCTGGTATGGATTGGGTAACAGACCAAAACGTAGCAACACAAACTTCTGGCTCATGGGCTGCTGGTTCTGCTGGTACATTGACAGGTTCAACTTCTGATGCTGGTATCTTAACTTCTGGCTGGGCTGCAACATCAACAATCACTCTTACACAGTCTGCTACTTTGACACTGAAAAAAGGTGATGTAATCAGTATCGCTGGTATTTCACCGGTTAACCCACAAAGCCGCCAAGTTTACGGTACAAAAGCACGTACCTTTGTTATTCAAGCAGATGCAACTGGTACAGGTAACGGCACATTCACTGTGACTGTGGCTCCTGCTATCATCACTGCTGGACAGTTCCAAAACTGCGCTATCACTACAGCATCAGCAACAGCAACTTGTACGCCTTACACCATCGGTGTATCTGGTGTTGGCGTGGCTTCTACTCAAAACATTATGCATCACAAAAATGCATTTACACTAGCAATGGCTGACTTACCAATGCCACGCGGTGTTGAGTACGCTGGTCGTGCATCAAGCAAAGAGGGCGGTATGTCAATTCGTGTCGTTACACAGTACACAATTAACAATGACCAAATGCCTACACGTTTTGATACTCTGTTTGGCTGGGCACCTTTGTACCAAGAGCTTGCTACACGAGTTTGTGCTTAACGAATTAACGCCCTCTTAATCGTGGGCTTTTAAATATTTTAGGAGTAATACAAAATGGCAAATCCAGGACCAGCAACCACAACAAATACAGGCTTACAAAACCTTTCATCCGACCAAGCAATTCGTTTAATCGGTAAAATTAACGGTGCAAGTTTAACAGTTGTCGGTGACAACATTATCCCTTGCATCAATACATCATCATTCAGCGTTACCGCAGTTATCGTGACCAATGCATCAGCAAGCCTAGCGCAAGCTCAAGGAGCACTTTATACTGCGCCTGCTGCCGGTGGTACGGCAATTGTCACAGCAGCTGCTTTATCTGGGGCAACAACAGCGGCTAAGGTAGTAGCGCATACCGTAGCATCAACTGATAACCCAAGTGTAAGTAATCTGTACTATCGTTGTACAACCATCAATACCGCAGCCGCAACCGCAGACGTTTATGTTTATGGTTATGTTTTTGACTCTCAAGTTAACTAAGGGGAATTAACATGGCTAACACTAGAGGCGGTAAAGCTAATGGCATTGTTTATTCTGATGAAGTTTTTGATAATCTAACAGTCAATACAGCGACTACATTGCCAGCAGGTACTACAATTGGCGGATCTACTGTGGCAGCTTTGGGCGTAGTCACATCAGCTTCAGCAAATGCCGTTTCAGTAGGTCTGGCAGGTGCGACTAATCCGGCATTTAACGTAGATGCTTCAACGGCTACGCAAGCCGCTGGACTAAATGTAATCGGTGCCGCTACCGGTGGAACTGTTGCATTAAATGCGATTGATTCTGGTGCCAATACAAGTATTTCCATCAGTCCAAAAGGCACAGGATTATTGACATTGAAAACAATGGTTAATAAATATACTCCTCAAGCTATTAATGCTACTGCTGCTGCAACCGCCGCTCAGGTAGCCTCTGGTTATATTACTTCAACATCAGCGGCTGCAACTACTATCACATTGCCTACAGGTACATTGTTAGGTGCTGCTTTAGGAGCTGTTCAAGGTACTGCGTTTGAGTTGTATATTGATAATACCGCTGGGGCTAATACAGTCACTATGGCAGTTGCAGTAAACGGCATTTTATCTGCTGCTGCCGCTGCTGGTGCTGGGGCTGGTGCTGGTTTACTAACTATTCCTAACGGTGTAACAGGTCAAGCGTGTTTCACATTGATGTTCTCGAGCGCAACCGCTTATACATTTAGTCGCACAGCATAATTAAGGATACATCATGCCAGCATTCAATCCAACCGGAAATACTGTTACTTTCACGGCTGCTGTATCTGGCAGTGTTCCTACACCAGTTCAATGTTTATCAAATGACGGTACACAAAGCCCCGCATATCTTATTACCAATTTAGGCTCTGTACCTGTCTTTATAGGTGTTGGAAAAACAGCCGCCGTTGCAATACAAAGAGCGGTTGTCCCTGCACCAAGCAGTGCGGCTATCTGTATAATGCCTTCATCATCTCAAGCCTTTACATTGCCGCCTGACGCTTTCTTTACTGGTATCACTGGAAGCGGTACTGCTGTGGTTTATGTAGCACCGGGTAACGGAGAATAATATGCTACGCTCAAGCGGTGGATTGTAATCAACCCAACAACCCAACAAACACCAAGCCACTTTAGGGTGGCGATAACAAAGGTAACAAATGACACAAGCACTAGACATTGTTAGCCGATCACTAAGAGCTGTAGGTGCTTATGCCGCAGGAGAGCCAATCGACCCTGCTGATGCTAATGATGCGCTAGATATGCTTAATGACTTGGTAGATACATGGTCAAACTCGACCATGATGATACCTTACGTCACAGAGATTATTTTTCAGCTTCAAACTAACGTCTATAACTACACTATCGGAAAAGGTGGAACTATCGGCAGTACGTTTACTGGTTCTATTGCTCAAGGTACTAACGGTGTAGGGGTTCTCACAGTAACGGCACTGGCGACAGGTGCTAATATCGCTATGGGTCAGTTTATCACTGGCGGCACTACTGCATCAGGAACACATATAACAGAGTTTTTAACCGGTGCTGGTGGTCAAGGTACATACGAAGTAAACATATCTCAAGTCGTAGTATCTGGCGCGATGCAAACCTACTATCAAAGGCCGATGAAGATTAAC